AGTTTCAACTCTATCTGATTCTGCTATAACAACTGTTGAAAATAGATTTGACGCTCTGTACTTGATGGATATCGAGGAACGTGACACAGTAAACTCTGTGCTCACCTCATCAGTTCAGAATGTAAGCGTTACAAATACAGTATCGGCGTTTAATGATCGAGCTCTTGATACCTCGTTCGCTGCCGCATACTTCCCGGATTTAAGCATGGATGTTCAAGTTAAGACTTTGAACAGTGCTACCAAAACAGTGACATCAAATGCTGCCACCGTACAGGTGCCACCTTCTGTTTCAGTTATTGGCGCCTTCGCCTTTAATGACGCAGTCGCATTCCCTTGGTTTGCTCCGGCAGGATTTGCTCGCGGATCAATTAGCGCTAATGCTACAGCGGTACGCTTAAATGAAGATAATATTGACGATTTAAATGATAAGAGAATTAATCCAATTGTGAGTTTCCCGAATTCACAAGGTCCCGTCGTGTTTGGTCAAAGAACACTGCAGACTGCAGCTTCTGCCCTAGATCGAGTTAACGTAAGAAGACTCTTGATCGATCTAAGACGCTCAGTTAAGCAAGTTGCACAGCAACTTATCTTTGAACCTAACCGGGAATCAACCCTCCAGAGATTTACTGCATTGGTAACTCCAATAATGAAGAGAGTTCAGCAAAACCAAGGTATCGATAGATTCAAGGTAGTAATAGACTCAAGTACAACAACTCAAGCAGACATTGAAAATAATACTGTTAGAGGAAAAATATTCTTGCAGCCTACGCGTACCGCAGAGTTCATTTCCCTTGATTTTGTCGTAACAAACTCCGGAGTCGAGGGACTTTAGTGGACGTTTTTCTTGAAACCCTATATTTATATCGTCTGACTAGGAGATCGTGATGGCTGAGACCCTTTCTGTTGCTGAAATGCTTCCAAATAAGTTTGAACCGAAACGCCAGTTTAGGTGGGTCTTTGCTATTGAAGGCATTGACGCTTTCTTAATGAAATCTGCTGCTCGTCCGCAGATCCAAACAGGTGAGGTTAAGATGCCTTTCATTAACCACACGCGCTACGTTGCAGGGCGAACAGAATTTAGTACATTAGGCGTAACGCTTTATGATCCAATTGCACCTTCCGGCGCACAGCAAGTTATGGAATGGGTTCGTACGCACTTTGAGTCCGTTTCAGGTCGCAGTGGCTATGCTGACTTTTACAAGCGCGATTGCCAGATCAAGATGCTTGATCCAATCGGAACTGTTGTTGAGCTTTGGGACGTAAAGGGTGCATTTATCACAGATGCTAATTTCAACGATCTCAACTATGACTCAGAGAATCCAACTGAGATTTCAGTGACTATGCGATTTGATAACTGCGTACTCCAGTACTAATACGTTAACAAAGCGCTAAAAGCTTAAATTTTCCAGATTTGAATTTAACAGTCCGGCTACCGACAATACAATTGTCGTATAAGGAGACTTCATGTCTAGAAATAATATTTTTAACGCTGCCAGCGAGTCAATTCCCGCAGAGCGTCAAACTGCCGATCAGCTTCACCAAGAGTTAGGCTTCGATATTCCGGTAGAAACAGTCCCGCTACCTTCGCTTGGAAAGGTTTACGCCGAAGATCATCCGCTTCACATGGCCCAGTCAGTTGATATCAGAGCTATGACCGCTCGAGAAGAAGATATCCTTACATCGAGGGCGCTCCTTAAGAGTGGTGACATGGTGTCCAGGCTTATTGGTTCCTGCCTTATCGATAAGCGAGTAGACCCTAATACTCTTCTTTCAGGTGATAGAAATGCAATTTTAACTGCAATAAGAATTACAGGTTACGGCGCTGACTATAATGTCAATATTGACTGCCCATCATGCGGAACCAGTCAAGTTCACCAGTGCAATCTAACAGACCTGCCAATTCGTGCCCTTGAACAAGATCCAGTTGCACTAGGGCTAAATGAGTTTGAGCTAGTTCTCCCCGCAACAGGAAAGAGAGTAGGCATAAAGTTCACCACAGGCTATGATGAGAAAGAATCAAACGCCACGACAGAGAGAAAAAAGAAGCAAGGACTCACTGCTGAAACCTCTGTAACCGACAATCTATTTAGATCTATTATTTCAATCGAGGGAAATACTGACAAAGCCTTCATCAGCAAGTTTGTTCGCAACATGCCTGCAAAAGATTCTCTCGCTGCTCGCATGTTTGTAAACATTAACGAGCCTACTGTTTTGATGCGCTCTTACTTTGAATGTAAGAACTGCAATCATGAGGAGGAACTGCCCCTGCCCGTGGGGGCAAGCTTTCTTTGGCCTGGGGCCTGAGGATAGAGAAATCTTCCTTGAGTCTACATTTCTGCTCATGCAGCACGGAGGCTTTAGTTATACTGAGTGCTATAAATTGCCTATCTCGTATAGACAGTGGTTTATCGATCGCATAATTAAAGAGCATTCTAATAATTCTAGTAAAGCAAACCAGGCGAACAGCCGCGCACGATCTAGAGATTCTTCTGTGACAAGAAGATTCACATAGACCATATTTAGTCATAAGGATCCATAAAACTCATGGCTGATACTCCCGAAGAATTACGTGCTTTAGAGGAAGCTACCAATGCATTAGCTCAGGCTCAGCGTGAGCTTAAAGCCTCGTATACTACAGAAGATCTTGAAAAACTAAAAAAATCGATCAAGGCGTTTGAGGAAGCGCGCCTAGCTGCAGCAAAGTCACAGAAAAAAGCTACTCAAGATTTCAAAGAAGCCAACAAGGTTTACGCAGAGGCAAATCGCACCCTCGATGCCACCTCAGCATCGATGAAGAAAACCCAGAAAGAAACTGAAGGTCTCGGTAAAAAGATTAGTGAACTAGGGGTCGAGTTAAAGCAGATCCCCGGATTTGCAGGCTTAGTAGGATCTGCGCTCCTCGCTGGAATTAAAAAGCCCACTGAAGCTTTCGATAAGTTCGCTAAACCTTTGCGCGACATTGAAATTAATGCGATTAAGACTTTCGGTTCGCTTGACTCTGAAAGTTCAAGGTTATTCGTAGAGAAGCAGAAAGAACTCCGAAGATTTGTCGCTGATCAAGCAACGGGTCAAGCCGCTGTCGACGCTCGCCTAAAAACTCTTGCGCTGGACCCCTTGAAAGCGCAGCAACAAATTGTTGAAGAGCAAAACAAGATTCAAGCAACGGTAGGACAAAACCTAGACAGATTTAAGTCTGAAATAGCTGATCCTGATGTCATCCTCAATCTACGAGGCCTCAGAACTGCCCTAGGGTTATCTGCAGAAGAGACTGCAGTGTTTGCCAATCGTGCCGCAGCATTTGGGACCTCTATGGAGAGTCAGCTTGCTGTTGCCGTCAAAGCCGGCCAAAAGTTTGCGAAAAGCTCTGGTGTAGATTTCAAAATTATAGCCAAGTCCCAGAATGAGCTTAGGAAGAACACGAAGTCTTTCGCAACTTTCTCTGAAGAGCAGCTAGCACGAGTTGCTGTTGCATCAGCAAAGACAGGAGTCTCTCTAGCAACAATGGGCGGCGGCCTGGTCGACTCATTTGATGATTTTGATAGCGCTGCAGAGAAAGCAGCCATGCTTGGCCAAGCCTTTGGCATTGATATCGACACTATGGACATGTTCAGCGCTGAACCAGCTGAGCGTCTCCAGATGATTCAAGAGGCTGCATCACGGGCCGGTGTCGATATCGCGAATATGGGCCGTCGAGAGCTCAAATACCTGTCTGAATTAACAGGCATGGGCGTTGAGGACACGATGAAAGCTCTGGGCCAAGGTGGCTTAGAGGTCGCAGCTGAAGTTGCAGGTATCGATAAAGCAGGAGACCTCCAGACGCAACTCGTTTCTGCAAACCGAATGAATACTCAGTCGATACAGGGTCTAACACAGGAGATAACTAACTTAATTCCACCTATCTCAGAGACGGGCGCACAACTTGCCACAGGCGCAGCGCAAAGAGCTTTAAGAGCAGGCACAGGTTTCAGCGGCCAAATGCAGGACATGGCTGGCGAGTTTCTGCGCCGTCTCACCACAGGCGGAACAGAAAACTTACAAGGTAAACCTGGCGCCACCGGCCTCGTCGGGAAGGCGGCAGCTCTCCAGCAGGATCCGTTCATCAAGAAACTGATCGAAGAAAATGTTGCTGCTGCTGCTATGAGCACAGAATCAGCGCTGAAGGATATTGAAGCTAAGACCTCGGGATTCCTGGACCAGATCGCGGATCCGAAAACAAGAGCCGCCGCACTGAAAATCATCACCGACGGGTTGAATAAGGCTGCAGCTGCCAAAGAGGCAGCAAAGGCAACTGTCGAGGGAGGGAAGAAAATAGCTGCTAAGGTCAGAGCAGCCGGCGAGACGCTTGCTAATAGGGGCGGGGATCAAGGTTCAATGGACGAGGCTGAGGTAACTGCCACCGGTGATACTAATTCAGCATTACGGGGCGGTCGAGCAGCCACCGCGACCCAAGGCC